ACCACTCCCCACAAAGTGCGGACCATGAAACTCAAGGACCGCTCGGTTGAGGAAATGCTGGCCCTATGAGCGATCTCCTCACCCGGGATGAGATCAAACAGTATCTGGCGCTGCTCGATACGCTGCCAGAAGGTTCTCCTGAGATTGAGAAAATCCACGCCCTGCTGCAAGCAGACAAGCGCGAACGCTGCCGACAGAACTTCATGCCCTTCGTGCGGCAGATGTGGTCAGCATTCATCCCCGGAAAGCACCATCAGATCATGGCAGATGCGTTTGAACGTGTCGCCAGAGGCGAGTTGAAACGCCTGATCATCAATATGCCGCCCCGGCACACCAAATCCGAGTTCGCATCCTTCCTTTTCCCGTCTTGGTTTCTGGGTATGTACCCCGAAAAGAAGATCATCCAGACCGCTCACACGGCTGAATTGGCAGTCGGTTTTGGTCGAAAAGTGCGAAATTTGGTGGGTTCGCCCGACTACCAAGAGATTTTCCCCACCAAGATGTCGGCAGACTCCAAAGCCGCTGGTCGATGGAACACATCCAAAGGCGGCGACTACTTTGCTATCGGTGTCGGGGGCGCGGTGACCGGTAAAGGTGCGGACGTGCTCATCATCGATGACCCGCACAGCGAACAAGAGGCCATGCAAGGCAACCCGGCAGTCTATGACCGGGTCTATGAGTGGTATTCGTCCGGTCCTCGCCAGCGTTTGCAGCCGGGGGGAGCCATTGTGATCGTGATGACCCGCTGGTCAAAGCGCGATCTCACCGGGCAGATTCTCAATTCCGCAGCCAAGAAGGACTTGGAGGAGTGGGAAGTCATTGAATTGCCCGCCCTGCTGCCCTCTGGCAAGCCCCTGTGGGCAGAATTCTGGAAGCAGGAAGAACTGGAGGCCATCAAGGCCGAACTTCCGGTGGGTAAATGGGAGGCGCAGTACCAGCAAAACCCCACATCCGAGGAAGGCGCGATCATCAAGCGCGAGATGTGGAAGATATGGGAAAACGAACGACCCCCGCAGGTCGATTACATCATTCAATCGTGGGATACGGCCTTTGAAAAGAGCAACCGCGCTGACTACTCTGCTTGCACGACTTGGGGCGTCTTTTATCGCGATGTGGATGGGCAGGAAATTCCCAACATCATCCTTCTGGATGCGTTCAAAGAGCGCATGGAATTCCCAGAACTCAAAAAAACAGCCTTTGATTTCTGGAAAGAATGGAACCCAGACACGCTCATTGTGGAGAAAAAGGCGGCTGGGGCACCACTGATCTATGAGATGCGGAAGATGGGCATCCCCATCTCTGAATATACACCGAGCAAAGGCTCAGATAAGATAGCCCGTGTAAACGCTGTGTCAGACCTGTTTGCGTCTGGCATGGTGTGGCGACCCGAGACCCGCTGGGCCGATGAAGTTGTTGAAGAACTGGCGTCCTTTCCTAATGGCGACCACGACGATTTGGTGGACTCGACCACCCAAGCGTTGTTGCGGTTTAGGCAGGGAGGGTTTATTCAATTGGCGTCCGACGAGGCTGAAGGGATGTTTGTACCCCGCAAGGCGGCGTATTACTAAGGACGACTATGGAAAAATCGCTCTACCAACTTCCCGCAGGCATTGAGGCAATTGCCGAGACTGTGCCGGAGGTTGAAATTGAAATTGAGATGGAGCAGGAAGATGACGAGGAGCCTGTCGTTGAAGTCGAGGTGAAAGTCTCCTCCTTTGACGAAAATCTCGCGGAAAGCATGGATGAGGGCGAACTTCAATTGCTCTCCAGTGAGATTCTGTCGCTCATCAAAGACGACATTGCCTCACGCAAAGACTGGGAAAAGACCTACAAAGAAGGTCTCGATCTTTTGGGTCTGCGCATTGACGAGCGCACCGAGCCGTGGGACGGCGCGTGTGGCGTTTACCACCCCATCCTTTCGGAGTCGGTGGTCAAGTTTCAGTCCGAGACGATTCTGGAAACCTTCCCGGCATCTGGCCCGGTAAAGACCAAGATCATTGGCAAGATCACCCCCGAAAAAGAAGAGGCGGCAGCGCGAGTTCAAGAGGACATGAACTACGAACTGACCGAGGTGATGACCGAATACCGCAACGAGCATGAGCGTCTGTTGTGGAGTCTTCCGATCACTGGCTCGGCTTTCAAGAAGGTTTATTTCGACCCCAGCCTTGACCGCCAAGTCGCCATGTTTGTCCCCGCAGAGGACATCATTGTTCCCTACGGCGCGTCTGATCTTCAGTCTTCTCCCCGTGTTGCACACCGGATGCGGAAGACTGAGAACCAAATCAAGAAATTGCAAGTCGCTGGTTTTTATTGCGACATTGATCTGCAAGACCCGCCTCGCAACATCACCGAGATCGAGAAGAAAAAAGACGAAGAAGCCGGTGTAAACATCGTCGATGACGACCGCTACCTGCTGTATGAAGTCCACATTGACTATGACCTTCCCGGTCATGAAGACGAGGACGGCATTGCGTTGCCGTATGTGATCACCATCGCCTCAACTGGCGAGGTTTTGTCGATTCGTCGCAACTACCTTGAAGATGATCCGATCCGCAGCAAGCGGATGCACTTCACGCATTACACCTACATCCCCGGTTTTGGTTTTTACGGCTTTGGCTTGATCCACCTCGTGGGCGGCTTTGCAAAGAGTGCGACATCGATCCTTCGACAACTCGTTGACGCAGGCACTCTGTCAAACCTCCCCGGCGGTTTCAAGTCCAAAGATTTGCGCGTCAAGGGCGACGACACACCGATTGCCCCGGGCGAATGGCGAGATGTGGATGTGACGGGCATGACCATCAAGGATTCGGTCGTCCCGCTGCCCTACAAAGAGCCAAGCGCAACTCTTTACAACCTGCTTAACACCATAGTTGAAGAGGGCCGCAAGTTTGCCTCCGTGGCAGACCTGAAGGTTGGTGATATGTCCAACCAAGCCCCGGTTGGCACAACGCTGGCAATCCTTGAGCGAACCCTGAAGGTGATGAGCGCGGTTCAGGCCCGCGTCCATGCGGCGATGAAGCAGGAGTTTAAACTCATTGCCGCCATCGTCCGCGACTACACGCCCGATACCTACTCCTACGATGTCGATGGACCCAAGAAGGCCAAGCAGGCTGACTACGATCTTGTAGACATCATCCCCGTTTCGGACCCCAATGCATCGACGATGGCCCAGCGGGTGGTTCAGTATCAAGCCGCACTGCAACTGGCTTCCTCTGCGCCCCAAATCTACGATCTGCCGCAACTGCACCGCCAGATGCTGGAGGTCTTGGGCATCAAGAACATTAGCAAGATCATCCCCGTTGAAGATGACCAAAAGCCAATGGACCCGATCTCGGAGAACATGGCTGCTCTGACGGGCAAACCCATCAAAGCGTTCTTGTACCAAGACCACGAAGCACACATCAAGGTTCATGCAAACGCCATGAAAGACCCGAAGGTGCAGCAAATTGTTGGTCAAAACCCGCAGGCCCAAACAATTCAGGCCGCGATGATGGCTCACATCAACGAGCACGTCGGGTTCCAGTACCGCATCGAGATCGAAAAGATGCTTGGCGTGGCACTTCCTCCTCCCGACGAACAACTGCCCGAGGACATCGAGGTCGAACTATCCCGCGCCGTTGCGGCAGCCTCAGAAAAACTGCTCCAGAAGGATCAGGCAGAGGTCGCTCAGAAGACAGCCGAGGCAGCAGCGCAAGACCCGGTCATCCAGAACCAGCAAAAGGAACTGGAACTCAAGGAAGCCGAAATCATGCGCAAGAAGGCAAAGGACGATGCAGAACTGCAACTGCGCACCGCAGACCTTGTTGCCAAGGACGAGCGCGAGCGCGAGCGTATTGCCTCTCAGGAGCGCATTGCTGGCGCACAGATTGGCTCCAAGGCGATGGATTTGGACAAAACGCTTGAAGCCAAGCAAATGATTGATGGCGCAAAAATAGGAGCAAACATTGGGTCTAAGGGACTACCTTCTTGATGAACTGAAGAAACAGCAGGAATCGCTGAAAGATCGGCTCGCTTTCAGCCCTGTTGAGGACTACGCCTCCTATCGAGAGATAGTGGGCGAAATCCGCGCATTTCAACGACTAATAAGAGCCATAGAGGAACTGCCAGATGAGTAACGAGAGCAAATTTGAATTACCGGAGCCAAAAGGCTACCGCCTGTTGATTGCGATTCCAAAGAAGGAGGAGACCTTCAAGGATTCGCAGATTGTGATTGCCGAATCTGTTCGGCAACGCGAAGAAATCGCGTCAATTGTGGGTCTGGTTGTGAAACTGGGTCCGCAAGCGTACCAAGACCCGGACAAGTTTCCCGATGGTCCTTGGTGCAAAGAAGGCGACTTCATCATCATGAGGTCGTATTCTGGGACGAGGTTCAAGGTCAGCACTCCGCAGGGGGACCAAGAATTACGTCTCATCAACGACGACACCGTTGAGGCTGTCGTTGCCGATCCACGGGTAGTTACCCGCCTATAAGGAGCATCCATGTCTGAAAACAACAACCCGAACGTCGAGATTGAGATTGAGGGGGCACCCGAGATCGAGATCGTAGACGATACGCCACCAGAAGATAGGGGTAAACCCGAACCAAAAGGTACCATAGAGGTTACCGACGACGAGATTTCGCAGTATTCAGACAATGTCCAGAAGCGTATTCGTCAACTTCGGGCTGGTTACCACGAAGAACGCCGCGAAAAAGAGCGCCTCATGCGCGAACAGCAGGAGGCCATCAACTACGCGCAGCAAATTGCGGAACAAAACCGTATGCTGCAAGAGCGTCTTTCGCAGGGCGAACGGGTTTTGGTTGAAACCAGCAAAGAGCGCCAAGAAGTCATGCTCTCTCAGGCAGAGCGTGACTACAAAGAGGCTTATGAGGCGGGTGACACGGAAAAGATGATTGCTGCCCAGAAAAAACTTTCTGAGGCAGTGGTTGGAAAGCGGGAAATCGAGAATTACCAACCTCGATTCCAAGCCCCTTTACAACCCCAGCAAAATCCAGTAGAAACTCGTCAACAACCTCAAGTTGTTCCTGACGAACGGACCCGTCAGTGGGTAACAGAGAACCGTTGGTTCGATGAAGACCCAGTAATGCGAGGTGCCGCCTTTGGTATCCATGATCAACTCGTCCAAACTGGATACGTCGCTGGATCGGACGCCTATTTCGAGCAATTGGATGCTCGCATTCGGGACTCGTTTCCCAACAAATTCAGGTCTTCCAGACCTGCCGCGAACGTTGTCGCTCCCGCATCCAGAGGTGCAGCAGGGGCCAAGAAGGTCACGCTGACAAAAACTCAGGTCGCCATTGCAAAGCGACTTGGAGTGCCCTTGGAAAAATATGCCGCGCAAGTCGCAAAGGAGATGACAAATGGCTGAACGCACACCACGAGATCAAGAGACTCGCGAACAAGGGGCGAGAAAGAAGGCTTGGACACCGCCTTCCACTTTGCCCAATCCCGTAAGGGAAGATGGTTATTCGTACCGCTGGATTCGTAAATCGATCTTGGGACAAGCGGATGACCGAAACATGATGTCCAAGCAGGAAGAGGGATGGGTTCCGATCAAGCGGGAAGATCACTCAGAACTGCAATATCCCGGCAAGTCCACTGGACTGGTCGAGATTGGTGGGTTGATGCTCTGCAAAACGCCGACGGAGTTTGTTGAACAGCGTGACTCTTGGGTCCGCAATCAAACAGACGCTCAGACGCGAGCCGTAGACGCCAACCTAATGAAAGAAAATGATCCTCGTATGCCGATGTTTAGTGAACGTAAATCGACCACAAGCAGAGGTAGGCGAGATTAAAGGAGTAAAGCATGGCTTACCCGACAGTATCTGCCCCCTACGGCATGGTTCCCGTGAACCTGCTGGGTGGTCAGGTGTATGCTGGTCAGACCCGTCAACTCCCGATTGGACAAAACGAAACCACCGCCATCTTCTATGGTGACGTGGTTACGCTAAGTTCTGCCGGGACGATCACCAAGGTCACGACCACTGCAACTGCCACCACGATTGGTGTTTTCCTTGGATGCACTTACATCGATCCCAACACGTCGCAACCGGTGTACAAACAATACTACCCCGGCGCTGTCAACGTGGCTGGCATTGAGGCGTATGTCCAAGATGACCCCGATCAGTTGTACAAGGTCGCTGTGGTTTCTGCTGATACCACTATCGGCTATTTGACCCAAGCCGCCGTTGGCAAAAACGTGTCGCTGGTGCAAAACACTGGCAGCACAACCACTGGCGATTCCAAAAACGCTGTTCTAAGCACGACTGACACAGAGACTTCTCTGCCGATTCGTGTGGTGGACGTTGTGCCCGAGACCGCCATCGCTGGTTATCCGGGTTCTTACACAGAGGTGATTGTCCGATTCAACTTCGGCATCTCGCTGTATGAGAATGCAACTGGAAGGAGTGCATAATGGCTATCTCTCGTGCCCAACTACTCAAGGAACTGCTCCCGGGTCTGAACGCCTTGTTTGGAATGGAATATTCCACATATGGCGAACAGCATAAAGAGATTTTCGAAACCGAAACCTCTGAGCGTTCCTTCGAAGAAGAAACCAAACTGTCTGGCTTCTCAGCCGCTCCT